AGGCTTGACAAGATGCAGCTTCCTGCTGTGATGTATGTGCTTCCGGCTTCCGGAAATCTGAATGTGGGACCTATGCAGATGAAAGACTTTCCTAACTGCATGATAGCCTTTATGGATAAAACGAAGCATGATTTCTCCGGTGAAGAGAATGACATGGTGATAGAACGATGCAAGTCTTTGGCCAGGGAGTTTATACTGAACGTGAACAGGAGCGAAATGTTTGAGCCTGTACAGGGTGACATTCAGTATTCGGTGTTCTATGATAAGCTGGACGTGAATGTGACGGGGATTGTCATCCATATTCCTTTGAAGGAAATAAGAGGAATCGTGATATGCCCTACAAAAACAGTGAAGGAGATAGTGTATGGAACTTCTGCTGAGGGATAAGGTGATGGAGCTGGTGTCTTCAGAACTTGAAGCATTGAAACAGAAGGTAATCGAAAACCAGAAGAACTCCGGTCAGGTTGCTTCCGGCAGAACGATAGCCAGCATGAAGGTAGAGGTCACGGAAGATGGCGGTATTCTGTGGGGGCGTAGCGCATTCGGGACGCTGGAAACTGGACGCAAAGGAGGGAAAGTACCGGCAGGATTCTGGAAGATCATTCGGCAATGGATGGATGACAAGGGTATCCAGGTAGAGAAGCCTGATTCGTTCGCTTACCTTGTGGCCCGTAAGATTGCGAGAGAAGGTACGCAGCTTTTCCGGAATGGCGGACGGAGTGATATTTATTCTTCTGAGATAAAAGGAACAATAGAGAGAATGTCTGATAAGATTGGCCTTTTGTTTGGTAGTGAAGTCGAACATATAAATTTAAATAAAGATGAGAGAAGGGACAATAAGTAGTTACAAAGTCTATTATCCGGACTCTGTATGTTTTTGTTTTAACCCGAACAAGATTATTGTAGAAACAGATCGGGAAGTTACATTCTTGATTGGGAATAAAGGGGCTTTGCAGAATTATGGAACATTCGATTCTACATTTGATCGAACATTTCGTGTTGTAAAGGGAGCATTTGTTGATGACCGGGATTCTAACAAGACAAAGGTTGTTCTTGATGTATCTCCTTATTTGCAGGCATTGTTTGATATTGATCCTGTTGGAGAGATGATATCCAGTAAGGAAATTGATGTTAAGATTGAGATTTCTGGAGCTAATATGCAATTTAGTGTTGTGACAATTTGGGGCAGCCTAGCGATTGGAGAAAGTATTACTGATGCCAGAAAGGTTCGTAAATTTGGAGATTTACCGTTTACTATATCGTATTTTGATACGTCCATGCATCATTCAGATCTTTCATCCAAGCCTTCTTATATTTCCGTTGAAGAAGTAGAATGTGGCAATGGTGTTTATTTGCGTTGGATAGACCGCCATGGCTTTTATCAGTATTGGCTTTTTTCAAAAGGTCAGGATGATATGAAGTCAAATCAATATGGGGAACAATTGTATCAGGATTATGAGGTCGGAGGACGAGGGTATTATGGAGTTTCTCGTATGCAGGGTATGGAGGTTGCTAATACCATGAGAATATGTGCCTCATTGGTAGATCGTGATTATTATTCGATGGTTAGAACGATTATCGGATCTCCTATGGTAGATATGTATCAAGATGGGGTATGGATTCCTGTGAGAATCGATAATTCTACCGTTTCTGATGAAGGAAAGAGTTTGCAGGATATAGAGTTTTCAATAGTATTGCCGGACATAATCACACAGAAGCTATGAAAGAAGAATTGTACATAGACAATAAGCCTGTTGATTTAGGAAGTGGTACGAATGTAACATTGTCTTACAAGAGCAATTTCTTGTCTGATGTGAGTAAGATTGTAAGCAATAATAGTTATACCATTAATCTACCATTGACAGCTAGAAACAAAAGGGTAATTGAAGGTGCGCATATACCTTCATGTAGTACAAGGTTCCCGAGAATAAATCATGCCGGTAGATATGTGCGCAATGGAGTTGAATTGATTAGCAAGGGAAATGTTTCTCTTCTTGAGATTAATGATGGAATTGATATCGCATTGTCATGGGGCAATGTTACGAAATTTGCAAGCATAGTGAATGACAATAAGACATTGCGGGATCTATCTTATGATGAAACGTCGTATATTAGCTGGATAAGACCTAGTTCCGGAGCTTTTTTCCCTCCCATGTATTTTATTGACTATGGGTTTAAAGATACGGATGAAACGATATGGTATCATCCATGTATGTCTGTGAAGTCAATACTTCAGAGAATACAAGAGGATTGTGGGGTAACGTTCAATATTCATAGTAGAAGTGATATGTTGGATAGGCTTATCATTCCTTTGACCACAAGATATGATTCTGATATCGTGTCTGAAGGGAGCGCTGAGGAACTTGTCTTTGCCAACAGGTCATATAGGTTCGATAGTCCGATAGGATATTTTGTTCTATTTGAAAGTCGGGAAATTGATAATTTCTATTATGCGGCACATTATCTTACAAATGAAGTTAGTGGAACATTCATCTCAGGGATACGTAACAAATTTAAGAATACGAAGTACAGAGTTTCTGGGCAAATGAAGTTTAAGGTTTCCGGTGAATACGAAAATTTGTCTTTGACTGGTTATTTAATGCGTAGATATGGTGATGATGATATGTTTACCTTGTTTAGTGCATCTGGGACTATTCAAGGAGACTATTATGTGATAGAAATCGATTCTGAAACAGATGTATTGGATTGTACAGGTAGTAATCATCTTATGTATTTTTATCTTACAGGAATAGCTTCTAGTGCAACAACTGTAACAGACATATCTGGAAGTATAACAATACAGGCGGTTGCATTTCCAACTCCGGCTCCAGCTTCAGGGGATGATACAATAAATAACCGTTATTATTACATACCTAATCTTCCAGACATTAAGCAGATTGATTTCATTAAGGGGGTTATGTCTATGTTGGGATTGTTTGCCATTCCTGGAGATGACAATCAAATAGAGTTTTATCCTATTGAATATATCCTTGAGAATAAAAGCAGAAAGTATGATTGGAGTAAATATCTGGTATCTACTTATATGGATAACAGACCAATATCCATGTCTTTTTCTTACAGTGAATTTGCGCAAAATAATGTGTACGCATACGATGAGGATGATTATGGGAAGTATAGTGGCATTATTAAAGTAAATGATGAAACGCTGGATTTGGAAAAGGAAGCGATAACTTTACCATTTATTCCTACTGAAACCAATGGAGATAAAGCATATATCCCGCTTTATACATATGATGATGAGGGTAACTTACAGTACGACGAGGATGATGATGCAAGAATTCTGCTTCTTCCGTCTGTAAATAGTACAAAGCCAACATTTATCGGGTTATCTTGGCCGGAACTTATAGATAAGAATTATAAGGGATATAAATCTATTGTCGCAGAACAAAAGGTAATAAATGTGAGCATTAGAATAAGAGAGGTTGATCTTAAAGATTTGGATATGTCCATACCTGTATATCTGTCTCAGTATGGAAAATATTATGCAATCGTTAGTATACAAGTTGGTGAGAATGGGATTTGTAAATGTGAATTATTTCAGTTGGAGGATTAAGCTATGGCAGAGAAGGTAGAAAAGATTTTAGATATTAAGGTGAATTACAGCGATGCTATTAAGGCGATAGCGGAATATCAGAAGAAGATTGATGCGGCTAGGGAAGCAGAAAAGAACTTGAAGAAGCAGCTGAAGGATGGAGAAATTTCCCGTCAGCAGTACAATGAAGCAATGGCTGCATCAAAGATAGCTGTTGCGGACTATAATGACTCAATACGTATTATTAACAAGACAGTGCAAAATCAGATTAAGCAGGAAAAGGAGCAAGAGGGAAGTTTGAGAGCTCTTCGGGCTGAATTATCGAATTTGACAGCTGAATATGACTCCTTGTCGGAAGCAGAAAGAAAAGGAGTTCGGGGTGATGAACTGAAAAATAAGATAAACGAGGTTACGGATGCTTTGAAAGGTGGAGAGGAGGAAACGCAGAGGTATTATCGGAATGTGGGTAACTACGAGGAAGCGATTAAGAGTGCGGTTGCTAGTAATATTCCGTTTATTGGAACATTAATACAGACTCAGGATGAGATGGGAAGTGTAAAGGCGGGTGCTGTGGCAGCAGGTGCTGCCGTGAAGAATTTCTCAAAGACACTTCTTGCATTGTTGGCCAACCCGATTGTTGCTATTCTTACTGCGATTTCCGTGGTGATTATGGCTGTAGCTAAAGGTATTAAATCGAGTGAGGAAAATACAAGCAGATGGAATGCTGTTCTTGCTCCATTGAAAATGGTTTTGGATGCTGTGGCAAGGTGTTGCAGATTGTTGCAAGTGGGATACTTTCTGTTGTGGAATCGGGTGGAAAGATGATGGAATGGATTACGAAACAGCTTGAGAAACTTCCTGTACTTGGCAAATATGTGGCAGAGGTAAACAAGGAGTATGAGAGATATATTACTATGGCAAAGGAGCAGGCGGCAATAGATAGAGACACACGAAACCTGCAGGTGCAGAATGCAAAGAATGCTCTTCAGATAGCTACTTTGAAGGCAAAGGCCGATGATGAGCTGAATGTGTCTGCGAAAGAGCGTATGGAAGCCATCAGGGAAGCTAATAGGCTGGAGGAGGAAGCCAGCAAGAAGAACTATGAACTGGCTAAGAGAAGATATGAACTGATGGTGCAGCAGAATGCGATGGCTGAGAATACCAAGGAAACCAATGATGCTATTGCTCAGGCTGAGGTGGAGATGTATAATGCTTTAACCGAGTATCAGGATAAAAGAGGTGAATTACTTGGTCGTGAGGTGTCTTTGGCAAACGAAATAAAATCTGCTGAAAAGGAAAAATCGGATGCTGCCATTGCTTCAAAGCAGAAAGAGGTGGAAGCGGTAAGAGCGGCAGAGGATGCCATGCTGGCTCTCGTTAAGGATAAGCACGAGCAGGCACGTAAAGAAATAGAATTCACTTATTCCCGTCAGATAGAAGATTTACGCGCAAGACTGAATACAGAAACTGACCTTACTGTAAAAGCCCGGCAGGCTATCAACGACCAGATAAAAGCCCTGGAACAGAAGAAGGCTGCTGAGTTGCAAAAGCTGTCTGAGGAGGAGTTACAGAAAGAGATAGACAACCGTAGCAACCTAATTTCTTTACAACTTGAAGCAGTAAAGAAAGGTAGTGAGCAGGAATATCAGCTTAGGATGCAGCAGCTACTTGTACAACGTGATGCCGAGCTTGCTGACAAGGAACTGACCGAACAGATGAAGCTGGCCATTGTAGATAAATATAATAGACAGATTGATGATCTG